GGATCGCCAACACCGGTTGAATCCATCAAGATCGGCGCACGTGTCAAATTTAAGATCGTTTGTTTTGTTTGACGCCAATCCATTTGGAATCGTTCAAAATAACAAACCGAACCGTTTTGGTCCAATCCCGTGATCACCGTGAAATCCAATGACTTTGCCAAATCGATTCCGTAAACCTTGACCGGTGCCGTTGACAATGGAAATACGCATTGCCTGATGAACGCTGATCCAAATGGATTCGCTGCGTTTTCTGATGGATTCGCCATGTATTCCTGTTCGAATACTACTTCCGGCAATTGCGTCCTGGCGTCATCGACTTCACCTTTGTTGATGAATGGATTGTCGTATGTACTGAATTGGAATGACTGCCAATCTTGTTCACCGTTCAAACCCTTCAAAAACATGGCGTAAAAGTAATTTTTGCCACGCGGCGTTGACAAAAACAATGCACGTCCTAAATAGTCCGTCAATGTCGGACGGATTGATTCGGTCCATCCCGTTTCCAAATCCGCGATGAATGATGCTTCGTCGATTACAACCAAATGGAATTTGCGTCCACGTAGGTTGTCCAATCTTTCACCGGTGAAAAATCTGATCATGCCACCTGTCGGCAAATCGATTTGTAATTTTTTGCTGTTTGATGGAAACGGCAAAATGTCTTTCAACTTATCGAAAAACGTTTCTGCCAATCCATATGTCGGCGTAATGTATGCGACTGACTTTCCCATCAATGCCGCTGTGATAATTTCGATTTGTGACAATTCGGATTTGCCGAACCTACGTCCACACATAACAACGCGGAACCTGGATTGTGAATCCAATATCTTTTGTTGGTTGACGTGTGGTTGTGGCAACTCAATCCTCATTCTGATAATTTATTTCACGCTTAATGACCGCCGCGTCGTTTATTATTTTTTCCTCAATTGATCCAAATGTGAATCCCAATGCCAACAATTGAGAATAAAAGATATCAAACAATTGATCAATGTTTGCATCTTCATGAACGGTGACCTGATGTTTCAAATCATTGTTTCGTGTAACCTGGAAATGTATCATTTGGATTGATTTAGTATTTCATTGGCCCATTCTACACCTTCACGCCCATCAAACGAATTGTGAACCACTATGATTTCCGAATCCGGTTGCATAATGATAGACGGCTCACAATGACACATGTTTCCCGTTTCCGTCAAATCATGCTCAAATAAATCATTCAATGGTGCCACGTGAATCATTGTTAATATTTTTTTTGCAGTCAGGACAGGATTCGAACCTGTATGGGTGAAAATTTATACGTCGTTTGACACCCTTACTACGCTTAGCGTCTGCCACGAGGATGGACACCAACCTCCTTCCGCCACCTGACCATTTTGTTGACGTCAACAATATGATAAATTTACAATATTGTTTTGCCGTTAACAAATACAACTTCAATTTTCTGATCCATGTTGACATCTTGTTGCTCCTTTGGTTTCCCATAAACACGCGTTAACAATGTGTCAATCGAATACAATGATCCCTTTTTCAATGATGTCATCAATGCATTGGCCACCGTCTTTTCCAAAATTGTTGCCTTTGGATTATCCCAAACCTGCTTCAATTCGTCCAAATCCATTGACATGATCGTTTGGATTGTGTCATTGACTTCGGCCAACTTGTACCCCTGTTCACGTAATTGGCTGACATACTTTCGCGGACGTCCATTCGGATTCGCTGTTTCCCCTTTTTGCAGGATCTTCAATTCACCGCCATGTGGCTGCTTGACTTTACGTGCCATTGTTACTCCTTTGTTTTGACATATGGTTGACCGTTGCGTTTGACTTCCAATGACGGATCAAGATTAATCATCCGGTCAACAATTACCTGGCAATATTTTGGATCTAATTCCATGCCATAACATTTGCGATTCAATTGATGCGCCGCAACCATTGTTGATCCTGATCCTAAAAATAAATCTAAAATCAAATCTCCCGCGTCTGCAATATCAAAAACCCATTTTGACAATTGTATTGGCTTTTGTGTTGGATGAACTCTTTTTTCATTTTTTTCACTTGCTTTGATCATACCGTTCCATTTGTGATGAAATAATCTTGCACTACCTCCAAAACTACACCATGCCAATTCACAATCTGAATTGTTATTAATTGCATCACCTTCGCGTTTATCCCAAACCAACCACATTGCGGATGCTGGCAATTTGTCTGCATAATGATTGGCTCCCCAACTTATAATTTTATCACAATAACCAAATAAACAATTTGGATCAAAAGGCTTATCATCATTTAAAATGATATCATAATCGCCGCGTTTTGTTTTTCCCTTACCTGATGGACTTTTGTATTTTATTCCGTATGGTGGATCCGTATATAACAAATCAACTTTTTTATCATTCAAAAGTAAAAATACTTGATCTGAATCACATGAATCGCCGCACAACAATCGATGTGGACCTATTTCAAATAAATCACCGATGACAATATCCGTTTTGATTTCATCCGGTATATCAAAATCATCTTCAACGGCTTCAACTTCCAACGGTTTTAAATCCGGTATGTCCAATCCCCATTCAGATAACTCATCGACATTCCAATTGTTTGCCAAATCTTCCCAATCCCATTCACCAAATCCAACATTGTCTTTGATGATGAATTCCCTTTGTTGATCCTGTGTCAAATCTGATGCCATGATAATTGGCACTTCTTTCAATCCGGCTTCTTTGCATGCTTTCAATCTCATGTTGCCACCCAATACAATCATGTCATCATTGACAACAATCGGCCTGATGTCCAACATTTGTGGAAATTCCTGGATTGACTTGACCAACTTGAAAAACTTATCATCCTTGATCAATCGCGGATTGTTCGGATTTGCTTTGACTTTGCTGATGCTTACCTTTTTGATTTCCATTTTATTTTTATTCAATGACTGAATCAAACACCTGTTTGCGGACATTGTTCCATTTGTGCAAATTGTGTTCCTCACGCGCCCATTGACCGTTGGCCTGTCCCATATCAATTCGATATGATTCGGACGTTGCCAACAATTTGATTTTGTTGTACCAATCGGTTTGTTTGTGTACCTGGACAACAAACGGGCAATCTTTGTATGGATCAACACCCGATGCCAAAACCGGCAAATACTTGCACGCTGATTCCAAAACTTTTAAATTGGATTTCATGCCGTTGAACTTTGATTCAACCAATGGCACGATTGCCACGTCTGCGTAATTGTAAAAATTCATGTAAGATTCAACCGGCAATGATTTCCTGATATGATTGGACAATCTCAATCCGGCTGTGAAATCATGAACCATTCGGTGCCAAATCATTTTGGTTGTTTCGTTTGCATCATTGTAACCGCACAAATTCATATGAACCAATTTTGACAAATGGCTGTCACCTGCAACGCGTTTCAATGGACCATTTAACAACATGACATCTTTTTCATGTGTCAATCCGCCGGCATAAACAAACCGAACTTTGCCATCAACACCGTCATCGTTTGAACGTATGTCAATGAACTGATCTTCATCAAATGGCAATGCGTTTGGTATTATGGTCACATTCTCATTGAACCAACTAACTTCCGATGCCAAACGTCCATTTGTGACAATTACATGATCGGCCGAAATGATATGCTGAATGACCTGATCCACCGGATAAACATCACGCAACACATGCCATGCATCCAAATGCCAAAAATCATCGATGTCAACGATCAATTTGAATCCGTATTTCTCACGCAATTCAACCAATGTGCCAATGTCCATTCCATGAATATACCTATTGATACATACAACGTCATAACCTTTTGACAATTCATCTTCGGTCAATTGGTCCGTCATCATCAAATATGTCTTTTCCATGTAGCGCAACGGCATGAACAACCTGTGATATGATACACCGTTAAACCTGGAACCGACTGCGATTATTTTCATGATCCTTTGATTTTAAATAATTTGGACCAACTTGTTGGAAATCCTAAATCCTGCACAAATTCATAACCACATCTTGCCCAAAATTGAATCCAATCGCTTTGCTGTTTGATATTAATGTGGCCCCAATCTTCATCAAATCCCGGATTGACCTGTGATGTAGAACTGAACAGGATGAATTTTGGATTGATTTTCGACATCAATGCAACCAATTCATCATCGGTCATGTGTTCCGCTACTTCGATGAATAGCATCAAATCGGTTGTCACCGGCTGATCAACTATCCAAACCAATGGAAATTTATGACTGATATATTCCCGATGCTCTTTCCAAATTTCATACGCTTTGACGTACTTACCGGATTGCCTAAATGCTTCGGAATATACACCTGTACCGGCACCAAAATCCAAAACGGTGCTGTAATCAATGCGCAACTGATTGACCGTTTGTTTTGCCAACTGCATGAAATTTGCATTGTCTGCACTTATGCCGTTAGCCAATTCCGTTTCCAAAAACTCTTTCGGACTGATCATTTATTTTTTTTTGATCTTGATGGCTTCTTTGTTTGCGGAATGTCCATTTCAACCATTACCGCGCCTTCAATCTTTTCCAATCCATCCGGGAAAACAAATGTTTCCTGACTTGCTTTGATTGACGCGTAATGATTGCCTAAACGCTTTAACATGTCAAATACACATGCGCCGCAATAATATATCAAAACGAATTGCGGATCCAAATATGCTTTGTAAATACGTTCATATTCCGCCAACACATCATGTTGAATGTTTCGTGTGAATCCCAATTGGACCGATTCAAAATTGATTTTGTGTTGTTCTAAAAAATCCAATTCCTGTTGTGTCATAACGATGTTTTGATGTTTATGTTTCTGATTAAATTCTTTATTGGATTGACAATCAACCCGGCGATCATTGACGTCAACAATATGTTGACTACTATTTCCGGAACGAAATGCAATCCGATTGTCACCCATACCGCCAAACAAAAAAAACAATTGAACGGTTTGCGATTGATCAACGGGAATTTTTCCGGGATCCTGGCTGCGTCAATAAAATAAACAACAAAGAAAATGGCGGCAAATAAAATTTTGACATGTATCATTTGACATTGTTTTGATTGAACAATTCGTTCCACTCTTTTTCGACATGCTCACGATCTGCAAACTCATCGAAATGCATGGCAAAATCAATCATGATTTCCTTTTCCCGGTCCAACAACATCATCGCTTTTTGCTGAATGTATTGTTGATTAATAACGTCATCATCGTGACGGCTGATCCATTCGATTAAAATTGCTAACGGTGTCATTTTGATTTTATTTTTGTTTTTTATGATTGAATATGTGAAATCCGTATGTCCTTGATTTTTTTAATCATCATCCTATTTTTCACCATGCCTTGCATTTTTTCACGGAAATATGCCGTCATATATTCCATTGCATCGGCAACATCGGACGGATCCAATGCCGCGTCAACTTCAATGATCATTTCCAAATTTGCATGAACCAATTGATACCCCTGTGCGCTTTTCTCTTTCATTTTTGATTTAATTTTTTTACGTGTGTCTGATATTGTTTTTGACAATGATCGGTATGGTATTGACGTTTGACGTGATAATTCGCTAATGTTTTTATTTTCTGCATACAATTTGAAAATCCCGTTTTCATACCAATGCAATTCTTTCATCACGGTTTCAATACCAACGTGCAACGCTTCATTGTTTTCATCAACCGGAACCGGTTTGTCTTCAACCGCGCATCCTATTTCCTGGAATATGCGTCTGAATTTATTGTGAAATGTTGACCTGTCTGACTTGATCATTGTCAACATTGTACGCACCAAATAGTATTTCAAAAACCCGTTTTTGTGCATCTCGATCAACCTGGTGTCATCCATTTCGCACAAAACCAAAAACATTTCCTGTCGCAAATCATCCTGTAATTCGACCGGATTCATTTTCGCTA